GGTATGAAATTCATTATCCCCATCGAGCCCAAGGCACAGATGCGGGTCCGGTTCTGCAAAACAGGCCGGACCTACAAAGCCAAAGGGCAAAAACTCGCGGAAGAATCGATCATGACCTTTCTCTCCAGGTATCGGCCAGCAGAGCCCATGGACGGCCCCCTGTTGCTTGGCGTGAAGGCCTTTCTCCCCATCCCCAGGTCAAAGCCCCAGAAGTTCAAGAAGGCGGCTTTGGCGGGAATCATACGTCCAACAGTGAAGCCCGACTTGGACAACCTGCTCAAGAACATCAAGGACTGTATGACCGCAATGGATTTCTGGGGAGACGACAAGCAGGTGGTCGGATACATCGAGGGGACCGGGAAATACTACAGCATGAAGCCCAGGTGGGAGATTGAACTGCTCCCATTCAACAGCGAACAGGAGAAGAGTACATGCTGCTGACAAGAATAAATGAAGCCGAGGCAGAAGCCAGGCGCTTCTTGGATCGTGTGAAGGCCCTCAAGGATGCATGTGGAAACAATGAGTATGCTATCAGCTACGGCAGCAAAGAGACCGGCGCGGTTCGCCGGGCATCGATGGATCTCACCCGAGCACTTGCGGAGATGCGGCGGTCATGAACGATTGGACCAGCATTTATGACGGGATCAGGGTTGACCGGGTGACAGGTGAAGCCCTGTATCGAGGCAGATGGTACCCGGATTTTTCCCATGCACTGGATGCACGGCGGGAATATGAGCAGGCCCGTGACCGCCACCTCGAAGACGAGCTTGACCGGCAACGGGATGAAGGGGACGAACCCGGGATGGATGACTAATCGTATGCAGATCGTTACACGAAATAGAAAAACGTATGCAGAGGTAAGCGGTCAAAAGGCCGTGGGTCCTTACTGGCCGCCATTTCGCAGGGGTCGCCCTCAGCCCGATATTTTTCTATGCAACCTATTCAAAACTCCGAGTAACACGAAAGGCGAATAATGGAGCATGAACGACACCTTACCCGGCAGGAACTTCTGGACGCCCTCCAGATCGGATACCCGCTTTTCCGGAAGCTCCGGAACCAGGGCGGCCCCGATCCCGTGGGGTCTGGGAAAAATGCGACCTGGCCCCTTTACGCATGGTGTGAATGGTTGGTCAATCGACGGTCCAGCGGCCCGAGATCCCGGGAGCTGGCAATTCGGGCGGCAGAGATCCTTCGAGATCGTGACGGGATCATGGTTCCGGAAATCATCGATCCCGTATCCAGAGAGACCGGCAACGAGGACATAGGCCTGGAAGCGGCCCTGGAACGTCTCCGGCAGGCAGAACAGGCCACCTTTGCCAAATGGCGGGAGAGCTTCAACGCAAACATGAAGGAATCCCCGGTTTTCTTCAAGGACTGGCAGACGGCTCTGGATCTCTTGCGCAAGGCCGAAAAAAACTTGAGCGACTATCTCTGCCAGCGGCGCGACCTGCTCCCGGCGGCCCAGGTCCGGGCATGGATGCTGACTCAGATCACGGCCACCAAGAGTACCCTGCTCAATCTTCCTGGCAAGCTGGCCCCGCAGCTCGAAAACCAACCCTGGCCAAAGATCCAGAAAAAACTTGAAGAGGAGATCCGTTTTGCCCTGGATAAATTGTCAAGCGAACCTCGCTAAGTGGTGGTCATCGGCGTGGAAGCCACCTGCAAACTTATCGCCTTGGGAGTGGGCCGAAAAGAACCTTGAGCTAAGTTCCCGAGCGACAGCCTTTCCGGGCAGATACAGGACGGATCAGACACCGTATGTGCGAGAAGTTCTTGAGGCCTTCAAAGATCCGGAAATCAGACAGGTCATTCTTTGTTGGAGTGCGCAGTCATCGAAGACCATGACGATGTTGGTTGCCCTCTGCTATTGCATCGACCAGGACCCCGGACCCGCTCTCATGGTGCAGAGTTCTCAGGATGCAGCCACATCGTTCGTCAGAAATCGGTTTATGCCCATGGTGCAGGATTGCCCGGCCCTGGCCCGACACATCACAGGTGATCGACACGACTTTTCAGCATGCGAACAGCGCCTTGATAACATGACAGTCAATAATCAGGGCGCACAATCACCGGGTCAGCTCGCATCGAGGCCCATTCGCTTTCTCATGGCAGATGAAATCGACAAATGGAAGTCCGAGTCCAAAAAGGAAGCGGACGCCCTCAGCCTGGCCATGGAGCGTGTGAAGTCCTTCCGGAATCATAAAATTTTCATGTGCTCGACGCCCACCCTTGAGTCCGGCCCTATCTGGCAGGCATACCAGGGAGCCGACCGGCGGGAATATCATGTCCCCTGTCCCCATTGCGGCGCGGTTTTCGTACTCAAATGGAAACACATTCAGTGGCCCAAGGATGCCACCCTGGAGGAAATTCGTCTAAACACTTGGCTGGAATGTCCTCATTGTCGCGGCCACATCACCGAGCGCGACAAAGCGGAAATGCTCGAACGGGGGGCATGGGTTGCCCAGAACCCAGACACCGGCGTGGAACGGGCAAGTTTTCACTTGAGTGAGCTTTACAGCCCGTGGACAAAATGGGGTGATTTGTCTGTGAAGTTCCTCAAGGCCAAACAGGAAGCCAAGACCGGGAGCACGGGTCAGCTTCACAACTTCATCAATTCGAGCTTGGCCGAGCCATGGCGGGAAGACGAACACGTCAAGAAACGCGACTTGAATCAAATCGTGTCCCTCTGTGACGAAAGGCCAGAAGGACAGGTACCTGGTGAAGGGCGTGTCCTCGGTCTGACAGCCGGTATCGACACCCAGGACAACGGATTTTGGTTTTCAATCAGGGCATGGGGAGAACATCTTGAATCCTGGCTTATACGGGCGGGGTTTTGTCCGGATTTTGGAGCGCTCCAGGCCTATGTCACTGAATCACGCTACCTGGACCCGGAAGGGAATCAGTATGCGGTCCAGGCGGCTTTTATCGACTCACAGGGACACCGCACAGCGGATGTTTACGACTTTTGCAGAGGCAACCCCATCTTCCGGCCTGTCAAGGGGGAGCAGCGCCTTGCAGGAAGCCCGTGGAAGGTCACTGTCTTGGACAGCGTGAAGCGTGGTGACGGCAAGCGCTATCCCATTATCGGCGGTCTGCAACTTCTGCGCATCGATACGAATTTTTACAAGGACATGATCGCCGGAAAGATGAGCGTGGAGCCTGGCAAGCCTGGTCGTTTCCATCTCCACGAAAACCCCGGCAAGGACTACCTGGCACAGGTGGCTTCCGAGTTCAAAAACGAGAAGGGATTGTGGGTATGCCCAAGGCATCGAGCAAACCATCTTTGGGACTGTGAAACATACAATCTGGCAGCGGCAGACGTACTAGGCCTTAGATTTTTCAACAGGAGCGTGAACAATGAGCAAGTCAAGCAGAAAAAGCCCAAACCAAAAAGAAAAACTTCTTCAAGATGGTGGTGACATTCCCCAGGGCAGGCCCCTTTCCGGCATGGATGAAATCGGGGAATATGTCCGGCGGTCCTCGGTCACGATCCTTGATTGGATTCGGAACATGGGATTCCCGGCCTCGAAGATCGGCGGGATCTGGGAGAGTGACACCTTTCTTATAGACAGATGGAGACGGGAGCAGATCCAGGAACGTGTCAAGCAAAACAACACGAAATCAATAGTAAATTCAGCCTAGATCATCCCCAAATTTAGTAAATTACCAAAAAACCATAAAAGCCATGCTACACCCCGAGAAAACAGGAGTGCATTGCATGGCTTTTACTACTTGGACGGCCCTTCTTGCGGATCTGAAAAACGACATGGCATCCGGAATGTGGAGGATGAAGCGCTACCAAATCGACGACCGAGAAATGGAGTACCGTTCTTTTGCCGACTTCATGAGTTTTTTTCGTGAAGTGGAACACCGGGCCGCATTGGAGAACCAGAGCACAGCGGCCCCCTTTGCTAGGGCGTACGCTCGTGGGGGCTCAAAATGGTAGGCAAAACCATTGACCGCCTCATTGGACTATTCAGCCCCAAGGCCGAGCTTTCCCGCACCCTGGCCCGGCGCATGATCAACGGGGAACGCATGTACGCGGCGGCGAAATCCGGCAGGAAAACCGGCGCATGGTCCCCGGTCGAATCCACGGTCAACGACGAGATCCGGGTTTCCTCCCAGAAGGTCCGGGAGCGGGTCCGGCAGCTTGTTCGAGATTTTCCGTATTTCGCTCATGCCGTTGACCAGCTTGTCAGCCTCACCGTTGGCCAGGGAATCAACTTTCAAAGCAAGGCAGATCCGGCGATCAGGTCCCGCATTGAGGACAACTGGAAACGCTGGTCCGAACAGGCCGACATCACAGGCCGGATGTCCTTCCCAGATCTCTGTCAACTTGCGGTCCGGCAGGAGTGCGAGAACGGGGAGTTCTTCCTGGTCAAGCGGCAGTCCAAGGACCCCAAGCGGTTCCTGCCCTTTGCCCTGCAAGCAATCGAATCCGACCGCCTCACCGACCTGGCCACCTCACCGAAGAACAAGCAACACGAAATCGACCAGGGCGTGGAATTTGACCCTGACACCGGCGTGACCGTGGCTTATTGGTTCGAGTCCGACACCAAGCCCCTACGCATCCCGGCCGAGCAGGTCATCCACGGCTTCAAGATGGTTCGACCTGGCCAGCTTAGGGGAATCAGCCCCTTTGCCCCGGGCGTTCTCGTTGCCCACGATATGGCCGAATATCTCGACGCCGAGCTTGAGGGCGCGAAAATGGCAGCCCGGTATCTGGCCTTCATCGAGGCCCCGGACATCGCAGCCTATCAGACATCCCACGGAATCGGGGTGAATCCTGATTCTGGCCAGCGGGAAGATGAGCTTCAAAACGCTATTCTCGAATATCTCCGGCCCGGCGAAAAAGTTAACCTGGCCAGCCACAACAGGCCCGGGGATAACTTCGAGCCCTTTGTCAAGCTGGTACTCCGGATGCTTTCCGTAACCACGGGCGTTCCCTACGAGCTGCTTTCCGGGGACTACACCGGGATCAATTACAGCACTATGCGCGTATGCAGAAATGACCTTGCCCAAGCATTGAAGGTTCCCCAGGGGCGCATGATCAACCAGCTATGCAACCCGGTTTTTCATGAGGTCATGAATCAGGCCATGCTGACCGGCAAGCTCCAGATCCCCGGATACTGGAACGACCCCAGAAAATTTCAGGCCTGCAAATGGATTGTCCCAGGCATGGAGCCCATTGACCCCTTGAAGGAATCCAAGGCGCATGTGGACCAGCTCGACAGCCTGTTGCGGAGTCCCCAGGAGATCGCAGCGGCCCGGGGGCGCGACTATGAGGAAATCCTGGACGAGATCCAGCAGGCCGAAGAAATGTCCAGGAAGCGCGGACTCTCGCGTGGACAGGTCAACACGGCCCTTGCCAGCAATCCGGCAACCATCGAGGACGAATAATGCCGAAATTTACAACACGAAAGATGCCATTGACCGGGAAGTCACCGGCCACCCTGGATGAAGAGAACCGTACCGTTGAAGCGATTATGACCACCGAGCAGCCCGTCAGGGTTTTCGATTGGGAACACGGGGTCATCGATGAGGTCCTGCTCATGAAGGGCGCGAAATATCCGGATCAGGTCCCCCTGCTCGACAATCACAACAGGTGGGACGGCGTGGAAAAGGTCTTGGGGTCCGTGTCCGGGATCAGACTGGAAGACGAACGGATGGTGGGGACCGTTTCCTTTTCCCGTGTTCAATCTGGATATGACGCATACACCAAGACAGCCGAAGGACATCTCACTGACTTTTCCATCGGCTATATCGTGACCAAGGCGGTCTATGTTCCCGAAGGGGAGCAGCAGACCATCGAAGGAAAAACATTTACCGGCCCGGTCAAGGTCTCGACAGAATGGGAGCTCAAGGAACTGAGCATCACCCCCATTGGCGCAGACGACCAGGCCAAAGCACGGAGCTTTCAGGAGGTTCCTAACATGCCCAAACCTACAGACAACACCCCTCAAAATGAGGACCTTCTGGCCCAGGAACGGACCAGAGCGGATGAGATCATGAATCTTGGCGATCAGTTCGCCTGCCAGACCGAAGCCAGGGAAGCCATACGCTCCGGCATGGCCGTTGCCGACTTCCAGTCCCAGGTCCTCGAAAAAATGGCCCAGGAACGAAAAGCTCCGGCAGCCCGTGTCGAAATGGGCGCGACCGATGAAGAGAAGTTCCGTGGAGCCGCAGAAGAAGCCCTTCTTGTCCGTGCGGGAATCTCCGACAAGCGAGAGGAAGCCGCAGACCTGGCCAGCCATACTCTTCGAGACATGGCCCGTGAATGTCTCATTCGCTCCGGTCAACGCCCCCAGGGTTCTCCCCTGGCCATGATCGGACGTGCAATGACCAGCTCCGACTTTCCGAAGATCCTTGCGAATACCGCCAACA